GTTATAAAGAGCTACCTAACTGGACTGTATATGAAAATGAGATCAAACGCTTTAGTGATGCAATAGCAGTAGCAGATGCAAATATAGACAAACAAGTCAAAATAAATGCTGCATTCAAAAAACTACAAGAGTCTGAAAATGCCCGTGATACAGCTCCAGATGCATACCAAAGTGCCCGTGTTGCATATTATACTTTGATAAAAGGCGATACATGGGTTAGTGAGGAAAGAAACAGAGTTGCAAATTCAGAAGCGCAACCTGTAATCAATAACCTTGTAGATAAATACAGAAATCTTCAATATACACGTTCTCGTCAACAAGGTGTTATTGATTCAATGAACAATGTTAAACAGAGTGTATTGAGTGTCAAAGATGATCTTGACTTTTCAGTCTCTAACTTTAAAAAACATCTTGATGACATCAAGAATCAAATTAATAAAGATAAACGTGAACAATCCGTTGAATTAGTTAAAGCAACTACTTGGATTGAAGTACTTCTTAACTGGCTTATTGGTTTATCTACTTTGATTGCGATCTTCTTTTTGATTAGATATATTATGCGTCCTAAACCAGGCGAAGCTCCTAGTGATTCAGATATTATGAGTTATTTAAGAAGGTCTGCGTATGGTAGTCGATAAGGTATTTAAACGCCTTTTAGTTTATAAACTAAATGCATGATACAGCAAGTATATCTGGTAAGCTTTTTGCAGAAATTTATGGTTGTGCAAAAAAGATAGTTCTTGATATAGGAGGTAAGAATTTCAATGGTTCATTAAGAGAATTTTTTGAGAAAAGAGGTATGAAATATATATGTGTAGATATGGAAGAAGATAGTTCTGTTGATGTTGTGGTTAAACCAGGTGAAAAACTGCCATTTGAAACAGGCTCTGTAGATTTAATAGTATCATCATCTTGTTTTGAACATGATCCTTGTTTTTGGATAACATTCAAAGAAATGACTAGAATAATAAAACTAGG